TGATAAAAAATTAATTGAATCCCTTATAGGATACTTACGGGATATAATTCAGAAAGATTCTATAGAATCAGAAAATAGGGAGTTGAAACTGGTTGGATATTGGTGTTTGATAAAAAAACTTCGTAAAGATGATTTTAAACCCTTTGTAGGTGCTAACGATTTTTTTGACTTCTTTTACCAATACGAAAAATTTGATTTTGCTAAATTTGATGTATCGTGGCTTCTAAATCTTAATCTGCAAGCACTTAAAGCTATTGCAAATAACAAATTAGTTAAAGAAAAAATCAGATTTTCTATTGTGTATGTTTTAGATGAGGGAAATGTTTTAGATACAGATAAATTTAAATTATTAGACATATTAACACATCATTTTTGCTAAAGTGTATTATAATGAAGTGAATCTGTAAACAATATTTTCAAAAATAAAAAGAAGTATTGTCCTCGACGTTCGCAGCCGTCAAAGACAGTACTTTTTCTACCCTTAAGTCTTTCCCATAGGACAAATAAATTCCCGCTGTTACTTCTACATAAAGAAAAAGGGGAGAGGACAGCTAATCTGTAACAAACTGATTTATATATTATTTGTTGCGATATCGCAACAAATAGAATTGTTAAAAATAGAAAGCAATAGTATAATATAGAAAATACGAGGGGGAAATAAGATGAATATATTGGTTATAGGAAATGGATTTGACATAGCACATGGACTAAAGACAAGCTATTATGATTTTATTACACAAATCAAGAGCATTAAAAATGATTCTTATGATTTTGTACAACTCAACAAGGATTTTGAGTATGATAAAGCAAATGATCAGGAGATAAGACAAAAGTTTGAGGAACTTAAAAAAATCACATATTCTAACTTGTTTCTCAACCATTTTATACGCAGTGAGGAAATTGAAAATAATAGTTGGTGTGGTATCGAAGATGAGATTGAAAGGGTAATTAATGCTTGGATTTCTATTTTAAATGTAATTGACGAGCGTGGATTTTTTACTGACTGTAATAAAGAAAATGAGTTTATTATTAAATCTTTTAGTAGTGTGTTGGATAAGATATTCTCAGATACTACAAGTAAAAGTGGTACTGTAACATATCATCTTCATGAGGTGGATCAAAGAGGAAGAATAAAATCATCGCTTTTTGATAGGCTGAGGAGAGAATTTGATGGAATGATTAGAGCTTTTGAATTATATCTTGAACTATTTGTAGAAACTAAGCAGCCTCAAAAATGTTTTGACATGACCAAAATACATCCTAAATTAATAGTTGATTTTAATTATACTTCTACATCTAAAATATATGATGATATAGAAACAAAGTTTATACATGGAAAAACTGGTAGCAATAACATGGTAATGGGAATGAATGTTTATGGAGAAGATTATGACAAAAGGTTTGTGTATTTTATGAAGTTTTTTCAAAGAATTCAACATAAAAATGATATTTTAAAAGTTAATGATTTAATTGAATTGGTTGATACTAGAGAGTTAGAATGGCCTATTAATAAAAAACCACGGAGCTTGCAGAATGTTTATTTTATTGGTCATTCAATGAGTAATGCAGATGGTGATATAATTAGATTATTAAAAAGCTCAGTTATAGATTATGAGAATTTTCAAATAGAATCTAGGTTTATAATATATTGCTACAACCAAGGGGATTATGAGCAAAAGGTAATTAACTTATTTGAAGTATTTGGAAAAGATAAAACAATACAGATGATTTATGACAAGGAAATAATTTTTAAGGCGCTTGATACAATTAAGCTGAAATAAGCTACAAAATAATTACATTGACACCACATATAACGGATGTTAGACTGTAAATGTAAAATTCTATCATATGTAAGGGGATTGCCAAAAATAAAATGGCAGTCCCCTTTTTGCTCCCCAGGAAGGAGCAGAAGATGTATATAAAGAATGTGGCAGTAAAAGAGTTGCAGGTGGCGGTATATAATCCCAGAAAGGAATTGCAACCAGAGGATGTTGAGTATCAAAGAATCAAAAACTCATTAGATAAATTTGGCTGCGTTGAGCCTATTATCTGGAATGAAAAGACCGGTAACGTAGTTGGCGGCCACCAGAGACTTAGAATACTAATGGATGAGGGCGTTGAGACAGTTGACGTCAGTGTGGTGAATCTGGATCCGCTCGAGGAGAAGGCACTTAATGTTGCGCTGAATAAGATATCCGGTAATTGGGATATTGAAAAACTGACAGATATAATGCAGGAACTTGTAGAGAAAGACTATGCCTCGCTTACCGGATACAGTGAAAAAGAAATTGAGAAGCTAATTGATCAGGTGAATATTGATGCAACGATAAGCACTATGGGAGAGATAGATACGGCTGATTTCTCTGCGGATAATTTCAAAAACAAGTGTCCGCGTTGTGGATTTCTTTATTAGGAGAGGGAATATGTATAGACCCTGGAGCTTAAAAGAAATAGATAATATTCCCCGAAACGGTATTAAAGTATTTTCCTGCTTTTCCTGTGGAGGTGGTTCTACGATGGGATACAAACTGGCCGGCTGCCAGGTGCTTGGTAATTGTGAAATAGATCAAAGGATTAATGAACTGTATAATAGAAATCATCATCCCTTATATTCATACAATATGGACATAAGGGATTTTGTTAAATTAGCGGACAATGATCTACCACCTGAATTATTCCAATTAGATATATTGGATGGGTCACCACCCTGCAGCGTGTTTTCAATGTCCGGAAACAGAGAGAACGACTGGGGGAAAGCCAAGCGATTCCGGGAGGGCCAGGCAGCTCAAACGTTGGATGATTTGTTCTTTGAATTTATATCCGTCATTCGTAAATTAAAGCCTAAAGTATTCATAGCCGAAAATGTAAAAGGTATGCTACATGGCAGTGCAAAAGGTTATATAAGTGAGGTCCTCAATAAAGTTGATGAAGCTGGATATAAAGTCCAGCTTTTTTGCTTAAATTCTGCCGTAATGGGCGTACCACAGCGTCGTGAAAGAGTGTTTTTCATTGGTCATAGAAAAGAACTGCCATATTCAAGGCTGAATCTGGATTTTAACAAGAGATCGATACGCTTTGGAGAGATCAGGAGCTTATCCGGTGAACCGGTCACTAAAGAGACATATCAACTTTTGAAGCACAAAACACCAACCGACCGCAATTTGGCTGATATCAATAACCGGCTGTTTAATAAACAGAGTAGATTTAATGCAGCTGTAGTTTGGGACAGCATTATTGCACCTACGATTACAGCCAATGGTGAATTTCTTAGGGCGGTTGATGATTTGAAGTTTTCAGATATGGATTTTATTAATTGCCAGTCGTTTCCGGTAGATTATGACTTTAATAAGACCAGCGTTCAATATGTATGTGGAATGTCTGTGCCGCCGCTAATGATGAAGGAAATAGCAACTCAGATATGCAATCAGTGGTTTTTCTAAAACACAAAACAAACGATTGAGAGGTGGTGAGGGGTGAATGAAGTTAGGGCTCCAAATTATGAATTAGCCTTGCTTGATTACCAATCAGGCATGAAATATAAAGACATCGCCGAAAAGCATGGTGTCACCATTAACACTGTAAAGTCTTGGAAAACAAGATATAAGTGGTCCAAGGATAAAAAAAAAGGTGTGCACACAAAATCTGATAAGGTGTGCACACAAAAAGGTGGGCAACCAGGCAATAGAAATGCGGCTGGACACGGAGCACCGGCCATGAATAAAAACGCAGTTAAACACGGACTCTTTAGCAAGTATCTGCCAGAGGAAACGTTGGCCATTGTTGAGGAACTTCAGGAGAACGCATTGGATCCGGCGGATATCCTTTATGATAATATCCTTATGCAGCATGCAGCTATAATTAGGGCTCAAAGAATAATGTATGTGAAGAATCAGTCGGATCTGACAAAGGAACTGAAGAAGGTTAAGACTTCAACAAGCGGTATGAGTGGGAAGAATAAATCCTCCGAGTTGGAGTATGAATTGCAATTTGCCTGGGATAAGCAGGCCAGTTACCTTCAGGCCCAATCCAGGGCAATGCAGACGCTTACAACTATGCTTAAGCAGTTTAAGGAATTGACTGCTCCCGATGATGAGCGCAGATTGCGTCTGGAACTTATGGAAGTTGAGCTTGAAAAACGTCGCAACGAGACAGATTCACTTGGCGGTGGTGAAAATGTAGTTGATGATTGGATTGATGCTGTTACCGGTGAAGATGAGGGGGATGATGTTGATTGAGAAAGGATTCCTTTTGTTGCGACGGTCGCAACAGTAAATCTTCTAAGCGCAGGGCATTTTTTAAGGAGCGAATTCCAATATACCGTAAAAATCCTGTTCTGTTTGCTCAGGAGGTTCTTTTGTTTGAGCCTGACCCATGGCAGCAAGATGCTATTATGGATTTGGCTGAGAACCCGAAAGTAAGTATTAAGTCTGGCCAGGGCGTAGGAAAAACAGGTATTGAGGCTGTAGCCCTTCTGTGGTTTTTAACATGTTTTCCATTTCCTCGAGTGGTAGCTACAGCTCCGACAAAACAGCAATTACATGACGTGTTGTGGTCTGAGGTATCCAAATGGCAGGAACGGGCTCCTCTGCTCCAGGAAATATTGAAATGGACTAAAACCTATATCTACATGAAGGGGCATGAGAAAAGATGGTTTGCTACCGCCAGAACGGCAACTAAGCCGGAGAATATGCAAGGCTTCCATGAAGATAACATGCTTTTTATCATAGACGAAGCTTCTGGTGTGGCTGATCCGATTATGGAAGCAATCCTGGGTACCCTGTCTGGAGGAAATAACAAGCTGCTTATGTGTGGCAATCCTACCAGAACCAGCGGTACCTTTTATGATGCCTTTTATTCTTCCAGAAGGATGTATAAGTGCCATACGGTCTCATCAGAGGACAGTCCACGTACCAATAAAGACAATATTAAGACATTGGTTGACCGGTTCGGATATGACAGTAATGTAGTCCGGGTACGTGTCCGGGGATTATTTCCGAAACAGGAAGATGATGTGTTTATTGCCCTGCAACTTTTGGATGCAGCAATTGAACTTGAAATAGATATGGAAGAGGAAAACGAGGAATACACCCCTGACCGCATTGATATAGGTGTGGACGTTGCCCGCTTTGGTAATGATAATACGGTAATAGCCCAGAAGATTGATAAGGTTATACCGGATCTCCTTGTCCGTCATGGACAGGATACGATGAAAACTGCCGGTGATATTGTTCGCATGTATCGGGGGTTACTTGAAAAGTATCCGAAGTATGATAATTATATCTATGTCAAAATTGATGATACTGGTGTCGGTGGTGGTGTAAGCGACCGTCTCAAGGAGCTGCAAAGCGATCCGGAAGAGAAGCTGGAGAAACTGGTTGTAGTTCCTGTTAATTTCGCAAAGAAGGCACCAAAGACAAAGTCAGCCAGGTATTATGATGATATTGTAACCTGGATGTGGGCGAACGTACGTGACCTCTTGGAGAACAAAGAAGTTAAGCTGCCTGATGATTCAATCTTAGTCGGTGAATTCTCTACACGAAAGTATAATTTCCAGTCCAACGGTAAGCAGAGGCTTGAAAGCAAAGATGAATTGAAAAAGAGGGGATTAACTTCTCCGGACAGGGCGGATTCGGTTGCATTAGCCTGTATGCCAGTATTTAAAAAGAAATAATTGTGGGAAGGAGGTAAGGACCTTGGAGGAAGTACAGGAGCAGGAAGAAAAAAAGCGTATTCATAATTCGGTTGTTATTAAAACCATATCAGAGGACCGTGTGGCTATTATGGAAAGCAAAGCGGTTGATGAAGATGAATTTCATGGATTGTATGAAGATGGGGCTGTTTTGGAGCCACTTTATAATCCGGAGCAGTTAACCAGGCTTTCCGAAAACAGCGATATCCTACAGCAATGCATAGATGCATATAAGACCAATATTGTGGGCTTTGGTGTAGACTTTGATTATGATATAGATGTGGATAAGCAGAATGAGAGCATTCAATCAGCGCTGGATAAAGAATGGATTAAGTATGAGAACTTCTTTAAATTCTGCAATTTTGATGAAAGCTATACGGAAATCATGAAAAAGGTTGTTGATGATAGGGAGCGAATTGGTTGGGGAACCTTAGAGGTTATAGAAGATGCTGTTGGCAGACCTGCAGGACTGGAGCATATACCGGCGCATAAAGTACGCTTGTGTAAAAGGGAGAGGAAAGCCATCGCAGTAAAAACAATGGTTCCCAATGATAATGGAGAATTGATCGAAATTACTATCATGAAAAAATTCAGGAAGTTTGTTCAGATTGTGGATAGCCGTAAGGTATTCTTTAAAGAATTTGGAGATCCGAGAACATTGAATTGTAAAACAGGGCTGTATGATGAAACAGCTCCGGATGAAGACAAAGCCACAAGCATTATCTTTTTTAATATATATTGCCCTTATACACCCTATGGGTTACCGAGGTACATAGGTCAGCTGCTTAATGTTCAGGGAAACAGGAAGGCCGAAGAACTTAACTATACTTATTTCATGGACGGTCGGCATATGCCAATGGCCATCATTGTAGAAAACGGAAAATTGACAGAAGATTCCATACAAAATATATCTAATTCTAAAGGAGATAAAGCCAGGCATAAATATTTGATCCTGGAAGCTGAGGGCGCTGAAAAGGCGGTATCAATAGGTGATGATGATGAAAAAGCAAAGGTGAACATTCGGTTTGAGAAGCTTGCGGAAATGTTGGAAAAGGATGGCCTGTTTCAAGATTACTGTAAAAATAATCGTGATAAAATTCGATCCGCTTTTCGATTGCATCCGATATATACCGGAGAAAGTCAGGACTACACCAGAGCCACAGCTGATACTGCAAGGCAGGTCACAGAAGAGCAGGTGTTCCAACCGGAGCGGGAGGACATCGCTTTCAAATTTAACAACACTCTTAAGCGAGTACTGGAAATAAACCAGGTAAGCATGAAATTTGTGGCGCCTACCATTTCGGACAAAGCAGAGATTGCTACAGCTATAGCACCTTATGTGCAGGCCGGTGCAGCATCACCGAATATGCTTATTGATGCCCTGGGGGATCTGCTTGGTAAGTCTTTTGAGCCTTTTGAGGGCGAATGGGCTGATAAACCCTTACAATTATTGCTTAAGGAAATGGAACTGGAAGCAAGTCAGAGTAATGGATATGGAAGTGAAGAACAAATAAATAATGGTTCTGTAGGGTTGGAAAATGACCAGAATACTATAGAAAAGTCTGAAAGCATTGAAAGTATAGTCGGGATACTAAAAGGCTTGCAAATTGCAATAGAGGAGGCACTTACAGATGAAGCCTAAGAAAAGAGCAATTCTTCTATCCATGGTAAAATCAATCGAAGGAGTGCTTGAAAAAATCGATAAGGAAAATGAAGTATTCATAAATTCCTTTGATAACCTGACGAAAGAACAAAAGAAAATTTCATTAAAGGGATTGGAAGAGCTTGAGAAAATTCTCCAGGCTTTTTTTATTGCTCAAAAAAAGGATTACTTAAAGGCCATGAAAGAGCTGCCTGTTTATCTTAAAAAGCGTAAGATCAAGTACCGGATAAAGGTAAAAAAGGCAGATGGCATTCCGGATGATATTTTAGACCAGTTTGTTGAAGTGATAACGGATTTTGTTTTTGCAAATGACAAACGGAGAATAGAGCAGTTGGAGGAAATATATGCTGCGTATTCTGGTTCAGTATTCCCTGGGGTTGCTGAGATATGTGCCCGGTCCGTTGAAGGTTCTAAGCTTGGAAATGAACTGACATTGACAGATATGGCGGTAAAATGGTTGGAACAGCACAAGATTAAATTTGCACAGGAAGTTACAGAATCCACCCACAATTCAGTTATAAGGTCCTTGAAAAATACACTCACTGGTGCCAATGGAATCATAAGCGGTTCAGAGGACTTGATTTCTGTTCTACCGGATTTTTTTAAACAAACAGGACTGAAGCAGAAAAGCAAAAACCTTACCAGTGTTACTGATGTTGACCTTTATAACAAAATGTCCCAGGAGATCGAACAGCAGGCATGCTTTGAACATTACAGAGCCAGGAGGATAGCCAGAACAGAAACTATAAATGCCACGAATTCTGCAACTCTTGAGGGGTGGAGGCAAAGTGACGTAATAGGCGGTAAGCAATGGGTATGTGCCATGAGTGATAACAGCAGGAAATCTCATAAAAAAGCTAACGGCCAGATTGTGGATATTGATAAACCTTTTATCGTTGATGGTGAAAAACTCATGCATCCGGGAGATACCTCTATGGGAGCCAGTGCTGAAAATGTTATAAACTGCCGTTGTACCATGAAATCGGTACTGAAATATAAGATGAAAGGGAGGGGATAGCCTTGGATGATGTTATTTCAACTATCATACCAATTGCCAAGGTGGATACTGTGACCAAGACAGTAATTGGTGTGGTTTACAAAGCGTCAAAGACGTTTGATGCCAATGGGAAACCGTTAGACAATATTGACTCTCATGGAAATTGGGCAACTGTGGAAGAAGTAAAAAAAGCTTGCCATAATTTTAATAAAAAGCTGCAGCAAAAGAAACTTATAGAAAAGGTCGGAATTGATAAGCAGCACAATGAAAAGCCGGGATACGGAGTTGTAATTGAAAGCTATATTGCAATGTCTGATATACCGGATATTAATGCTTCCCAAGGTGACTGGGTGGCTGCTGTTGAGGTTACCGACAATGAATGCTGGAAGGAGATTGAGAAAGGTGAAATCGAAGGTTTTTCTATTGGCGGAACTGCAAAGATAGATACATCGAAAGGAGGTGAAAAAGGTGATTAAAAAAATTATGAAAGCGGCAAAGCAGCCTGAAATCATACCTGGGGAAATGAGTGATATGGATATCGACATGATTTCCCTGGTGAGAAAAGGAGCAAACGGTCAGAAAATTCAGATTTATAAGTCTGATGATTCAGATGAAACAGAAGGTGATGAGGAAGCACAAGGTCTTCTGGAGGTCTTGAAATCTTATTTCAATAAAGGGAAAGTGCAAAAGGCAGATGAAGCAGCAAAACCGGCAGCAAAAATCCCCAAAAAGACCTTTTCCAGTATGATGGCTGTAAACGATATCACAGAAAACATGTGGAGAGCGAACGACACATTACGCTCTGTTATGCGTGATATTATCAACAATGAAGAAATTACTGATAAGAAGGCAGCGTTATTGCAGGCTGTTGATGAATATTCCGCCTATATGAAAGACAAGGTGAATGTTTCAACAATAGCCAAGAGCGCGGCCTTTTTTGATGTTCCGGAATCTGTTATTGAAAAGGCCGGGAAGAAAGTCTCCTCAAAAAATTTAACTGCACTTAGGGATGCACAAAAGGCTTTGTCAGCAGTTATTGAGGAAGCGGAAGGACCAAAGAATCCGGAAGATGATCCGGATGAAGTGAAAAACAAGGAAGGCAACGAGAAAACTGGTGGTGAGAAGGAGGATGGAGAAGTGAAAAAAGAAGAATTGACTAATGTTATGAAAGAAGCTCTGGAGGATATCTTAAAGCCAATTGCAGAAAGGCTTGACAAGATTGAAAAGTCAGATACAGACGAGACTACAGAGGAAGAAGCAGCAGAGGGAAATATTGCAGAGGTTGTAAAATCTGCAATATCAGAAGCTGTTAAACCAATTAATGAGAGACTTGAAAAGATTGAAAAATCCCGTGCCCTGCCCCGTAGTAAAGAAGGTGATGAACCGAATCAGGTTCAGAAGTCGGAGGCAGGTATTTATGACGGATTTTTCGTTGAATAAGGAGGGAAAGAGAGCATGAACAACAGAACATTATTATCAAAAGCAGCCGTAGATACTTCAACGCTGGGAACTGGTGGCAAAATGAATGCGGAGCAGTCCACTCAGTTTATTACTTTTATGAAAGACTATTCCGTATTTTTAAGATCGGTTGATTTTATCACTATGCAGACCACCAGACGTGTATTGGAATATGGTGATATTTCAAGGAGAAATATGCGTAAGGCAAAAGAAAATCAGGATAACCCGGCAACGGGCAGCTTCTCAACCAAACAGAGGGAGCTGAATGCGGTTGGTGTAATCATGCCTTACGATATTACTTTCCAGTTCATGAAGGAAAATATCGAAAAAGGAAACATCAATACAACTCTGGCTCAGCTGTTTGC